GTGACCAGTGTTAGTGTAGCTTGCTCCGCCTGTTCCACCGTCGTCAGTTGTAGCGAAACTTGCGTCTTGAATGAAACCTTGATTACCAGCATCTTGAATAGATGCAGGGTCATTTTTCATTAAAGCAACACCTGGAGCTGTCTGAAGTTGATATTTAGATTGCCCTTGAATAGCAGGCGTATTGCCTAGTCTTTCAACAGCTCTAAAACCAAATCCAGTAGTTGACTGATTTGCCATAGTCGTTTCTCCTTATTGTACCTGCCCCGAAGGGCCTCCAGTACGGGTTTAATTTAATTCAGTGATATTTAAAATTACTTTTTAGTACCACCGAAGGTTACACGAGATTGCCTCTCAACATTGATAGGCATTCTACTATCCTGCTCCTTCATTAAATCGTTTTTAACCGCTTCGCTTCGATCTTGATGACGTGAAGTCATATAATCTTGTCTTTGCTTCGCGATTTCTTCAGGTACCTTCGCAAGAAGAAGGCCACCAACCCCAACTACCCCCTTGTATTTACCGTCTTCGATAACTGGATAATCAGATGCATTTTCAATTTCTTCAGATCTAACAAGTTCATAACCTTCTCTAATTCGTCCGGTTACATTTTTAGTATCTTGGAAACCAACGCTCTCTGCTCTTATCCATCTGTACCTAAATCCATTAGGTGCAGGAGGTGCATCTAGAGATGATGGTGGAACCCACACTTTAGGTCTTTCAGACTTTGACCGTGTTTGGTTCGCACGAGAAGTGTTTTTATCTTTTTCCATTTTACGCTCCTTCCGTGGTTTTTAATTGTTTTGCGTATTCTTCGAGTGGCACTCCTAATTTTTTCGCTATTGCGACCTGTGATGAAGTGAGTTTCACAGTTTTGCGACCAGGCTTTACGCTTCTTGTAGCAGAAGCCACTGTCTGAACAGGGGCGGTCGATTGCTTTTCATCAGTTTTACCAAATTTATGCGGAAAGTCAACTCTCATTCTTTTGTCAACTTCTGCATAATACTCATCAGAACTAGGATCATACCCTTCTTTTTCAGTAAGATCCTTATGTATCTCAAACGCAGTATAAGTCATTGCTCTGTCAGTGCCAAACCATGAGTTTTTTGCAGCCCATGCTTCAGCTCTTGGATCCGTATTAATCGAATCATCCATAGCAGGTTGATTTACTTGACCACCTTGAGATAAAGTTTCTACAGGTTTCTCTGCCTGTGTTGTTCTACCCTCTTTTGCAGCATCAAGTTTTGCATTCTCAAATGCGAGAGTTGCAATTCTTTTATTAGCTTCAACTTGAGCCTTTGCATCTCCTGATTCAATAGCTGCAGCTAATTCTTTTTGTGCAGCTTCTAATCCTGAAGAAATTGTTGACTCAAATTTTTTGATATAGTCAGAGTCTGTTTTTTCAAATTTTTTTTCTAAAATTTGTCTTTTCTGTTCTACAGCTTGGGCATATTCAACAGCAGCTTTTTCTCTTCTTTCTGCTTCTCTCATTTTACGAGTTAATTTCGCAATACGAGCTTGTACACCTTTACTATACTCCTCTAACTTATCATCATCCTTTTTTTCATCTAACTTTGTTTCTCGTTCGTTTTCAAATGTTTTATCTTGTTCCGTTGTATCTGTTTCTTGTTTCGGCGCTTCGGTTTCTACAACCGCCTCGTCTTTTGTTTCTTCGATATCAATATCTGCACCGGGACCCGATGTATCTATATCAACCATTTTCTTTTCTTCTTCTGGCATAGTTATCCTCCTATGTTAAAACTCATGCAAGATGTCTTCTGGACTATCAATTGTTGCTAACACTTCATCGTCGTTTAGCAGACGCATCTCCCCACCATCTATCTTGATTCGGCTGCCCGCATATCTTGCAAACATAACCCAATCTTTTTCTTTGCACCATGGACCCTCTGGATATCTCTCTTTATCCTTATAACATTGTGGACCCATAGCCATAACTAATCCTACTTGTGAAGCAACTTGTTGTCTTTCCAATGTAGTTTCAGCTAATACTAATCCACCTTTAGTTGTCTCTTTCATTTTAAAAGGTAAAACTAAAAGTCGCCA